GAGTTCAAAGTGGAAAAGTAGATATACTCCTAGGGACTCAAAGTATTTTCTCGGAAGGCATTAGTGTTAATCCTTTAAGTTGTTTAATACTTGCCACTCCAGTAAGCAACACACCTCTATTAACCCAGCTTGTAGGCAGAGTTATCAGAGAATATCCAGGAAAGATAGACCCTGTAGTAGTAGATATTAATCTTAAAGGAAAGACGGCTGAGAAGCAAGCCAAACTTCGGTTAGGTCATTACCTTCAGCAAGGGTATAATGTTTTATTTAAGGACATGTGAAAAAAATTTCTTGACACGGGAGCTATTTCCCCGTATAATATACACTTGACTTCGAGAACATAGCAGTGATTCTTTTTAACTGGGCAAAAATGTATGCGGCAACGAGTGGAGATTCTTCTTCAATAGTTACGCTGCTTGCCTATTTAACATATCCTACTCTACCTAGAAATAGGTACGACTCTATCTATCGCTTGTCACAACAAGACTGGTCAGGTGATAGTTTTATACTGCACCCAGAAAAAATAATATCAAACCGAAGAAAGTTCGGTGATAATGAGTTGGCCCAGTATGTGGCACTGGCCAGCTTTCGCAGCTATGCTGAATATGAAGCCACAACCAAACGCAGTCTGAATCTGTTCTTAGCACCGATTCCTACTGAAATTATTGACAACAACAGGCTACTATCTAGAATAGAAGATGAAATATTCTTCTGCTGGGAAGAAGTCACACATTAAAGGAAAAAACTATGGGTATTAAATTTACATCCTCTGCTGGCGGGGCTAAAAAGTCATCGCTAGAACAATTCACTTACAAGAACGGCGACAACTGCGTTCGTATTTTTGGAGACCTTCTTCCTCGGTATATCTACTGGGTTAAAGGTGAGAACGATAAGAACATTCCTATGGAGTGTCTATCTTTTGATCGACAGAAAGAAGCATTTGTAAACGTAGAAAAAGATTGGGTTAGAGAATTCTATCCTGACCTGAAATGCGGCTGGTCATACTCTGTGCAGTGTATTGATCCCTCAGACGGTAAAACCAAAGTATTTAATCTAAAGAAAAAATTAATGGATCAGATTCTAGTTGCTGCTGAAGACTTGGGCGACCCTACCGACTTAGATGTAGGTTGGGACATTCACTTTAAGCGTACCAAGACTGGACCAAACGTATATAATGTTGAATATACTCTTCAAACTCTCAAATGTCAGAAAGGTATTCGTCCTTTAAATGATGACGAGAGAGCTGCTGTAGCTGGTGCTACTTCTATCGATGAGTTGCTTCCTCGACCAACTCCAGATGCTCAGAAAGAGCTTCTGGAACGACTTGCTACTGGCGGTTCTGGTAAGGATGAAGTTGATTCCTCAATTGAAGACGAGTTTGACATTAGCTAATGAAAATACTATTCTCCGCCGATTGGCACATAAAATTAGGTCAGAAGAACGTACCCGTCAATTGGGCACGTGCTCGCTATGACAGCTTCTTTCACCAGATTTATTTGTTGGAAGATGATGCAGACTTGCATATTATTGGCGGCGACATCTTTGATAGAGTTCCAACTATTGAAGAACTAGAACTGTATTTTACCTTTGTAAAAGGTTGTCAGATTGAAACTCTCATTTATGACGGTAATCATGAGGCGACTAGAAAGAATAAAACATTCTTTACGGCGTTAAAAGAAGTAACCCATTCCTTAAACGATAAGGTTACTATTATTGACGAAGCATACGAAGATGAAAGAGGTTTTAGTATTCTTCCTTACTGTGATTTACACAAGAAGAATTCTATTGAGATGCTGAATAAGAACTTTCCGGTCTTTACTCATGTGAGGGGTGAAATACCCCCTCATGTTCAGCCGGAAGTAGACTTAGAAAGATTTGCAAGGTTTCCAAAAGTATTTGCGGGAGACTTGCATTCCCACTCTAATTGCCAGAAAAATATAGTATACCCAGGAAGTCCGATGACTACTAGCTTTCATAGATCGAAAGTAGAAACGGGAGTTCTAGTTATACTTGAAGACTGGGATTGGTACTGGGAGAAAATGGAGCTTCCACAACTTATTCGTAAAACAGTCAGTGACCCTGCTGAAATGATCACGGGGCTATATGATCATGTTATTTACGAACTAGAAGGAGACCTCGGAGACCTAGCAAAAGTAGGCTCCAGTGACCTTCTTGATAAGAAAGTTGTAAAACGAAGTTCTGAAGCGACACTTGTTTTGGATAAAGAGTTCTCCGTTGGAGAAGAGTTAGTAGAATACTTAACTTACGTGCTAGAAATAGCTGAAGATAAAATACCCGAAATATTAGGACTATATAATGATTACGCTAAAAATATTGAAATGGAGTAATTGTTTCTCTTATGGAGAAGGCAATGAACTCGATTTAGCTTCCACCAGACTTACTCAAATCTTGGGTTACAATGGCGCTGGAAAATCTTCTATTCCTCTCATTTTGGAAGAAGTTCTATTTAACAAAAACTCGAAAGGTATTAAGAAAGCTGATATTCCTAACAGAGAGTTGCAGAATGGATACTCTATCGGCCTTACGTTCAGTAAAGAAGCTGACGAGTATGAGATCGACCTTCAAAGAAAGTCTAACTTAAAAGTAAAGTTCATTAAGAATGGTGAAGATATTGGTAGTCATACGGCTACCAATACTTATAAAACTATTCAAGAAGTGCTTGGCGTAGACTTTAAAACTTTTACACAAGTAGTATATCAACATCCTAACGCTAGTTTGAATTTTCTTACTGCTACCGATGCGAACCGTAAAAAGTTCCTGATAGACTTGCTTGGTCTAGAAAAGTATGTAAATCTCTTTGAAGTTTTTAAAGAAGCTTCACGAGGGGTTGAACAAGAATATGCCCAGCTTGAAGGTCGTATTTCCACTGTTGAGAAATGGTTGGAAAATAATAAACTGACGGATACTACCCCACGAGAACTTGTAAATCTTCCGAAAATCTCGGATGAGGATGAGGAAGCATTGAGTTCTCTTATGGCTGAAATTAAAAATATTTCATCAACAAATCGTCAAATTTCTCAAAATAATCAATATAAAAGTATGTTGAAAGAAATTAATATACAGGAAATTCAAGCAATTGAAGCTTCCGAGCATATTTCATACGATGAGTTGCAGTCACAGCTAGGCGCTATAGCGGGGTCTATCGGTTCAGGACAAAAAATCATCAAAAAGATGGAGAACTTGGAAAATGTATGTCCTACCTGTGAACAACCCGTTACAGAAGATTTTAAGAAAAAACATATCTCTGAAGAAGAAGAGAAAGTTAAAATCGAACAAGACAAGCACACAAATATCCAGAAGAAAATTAAAGAGATTCAAGAGAACAATGAAAACTTCGCAATAAAGACTAGAAAACAGAAAGAGTGGGAAGAGTTATATCGCTCGGTTGATAGTACACTTCCTACTGTATTAGTTGACGAAGAAGTTCTCAAAGTTCGCATTACTAATATCCGGAATACTATTGCAACACAGAAAAATGAAATAGACGTGATGCAGAGAGAGAACGAAGCTCGTTCAGCATATAACGCTAAGATTGAGGTTATAACTGAACAAACGGCTGAGTTCGAAAAACAACTCGAAGAAGTAGTATCTCGATATAATGTTCTAGGAATTAAGAAAGGTAATCTTGAAATCTTGAAAAAAGCTTTTAGTACAAACGGACTCATTGCATACAAGATCGAAAATCTTGTTAAAGAACTGGAAGAATTAACGAGCGAATACCTCGCAGAACTTTCAGACGGTCGTTTTACATTGAACTTTGCCGTGAATAACGATAAACTCAACGTAGAAATCACAGATAATGGAAACGTAGTAGATATTCTAGCACTTTCGAGTGGAGAATTGGCAAGAGTAAATACAGCTACTCTTCTTGCTATTCGCAAGTTGATGAGCAGTTTATCCTCTAGTCGTATTAATGTTCTATTTCTAGACGAAGTTATGACAGTACTGGATGAGGTAGGAAAAGAAAAGCTGGTAGAAGTTCTATTAGAGGAAGAGCTTAATACTTATCTAGTAAATCATGGGTGGTCTCATCCATTACTAGAGAAAGTAGAAGTAATTAAAAGCTCAAGTATAAGTAGGTTGGTAGCATAATGGTAGATTCGAGAGCGAAAGGACAACGAGGAGAGTATCTTGTAAGAGATATGCTTCGTGATGCCTCTGGCCTACAGTTTGAGAGAGTCCCCAGTTCGGGGGCTCTCGCTTACTTGAAAGGCGATTTATATATACCAGACGCTAATAATGCGTTTTGTATAGAAGTAAAGAATTATGAAAAGTCACCCCTAAGTGATAAGGTATTTACAAATAAAACTAATTACCTTTTGATTTGGTGGGAGAAGATAGTAAAACAAGCAGAGCTTAAACTACAGCAACCTTTGTTGTTTTTTAAGTATTCTCGTTCAAAGGTATTTGTGGTAACAAACATAAAACCTGAAAATACAAAATACATGCACATCTCCTGGCTAGATTGCTATGTATGTCTAGCCGAAGAATGGCTAGAAAATGAAAAGATGGAGTGGACTCGTGGCCAGTTTTAAAGAACGAATAATGGAACCTAATAAGAACGCTCTTATTGTTGACGGTATGAACTTAGCATTTCGTTGGAAACACCAAGGTAAGTTAGATTTTAAACAGGACTATATTAATACTGTAAAGAGTTTGGCTCAATCATATGATTGTAGTAAAATTATTATAGCGGGAGACCAAGGGTCTAGTGCTTATAGAAAATTTATTGATCCTCAGTACAAAGCGAATAGAGCAGAAAAATACAAAGATCAAACAGAACAAGAGAAAGAGGATATTAAGTTATTCTTCGAGGAGTATGAAAGAACTCTAGAAGGGTTAGAAGAACAGTTTCTTTTGCTGAGATACGCTAATGTGGAAGCCGATGACTTGGTAGCTTATGTAGTATCAAAACGAGAAGAAATGGGTATCGAAGATATATGGATGATTTCAAGTGACCGTGACTGGGACTTACTCGTAAATGAAAATGTATCTAGATTCTCTACAGTAACTCGTAAAGAAACTACGGTGTTTAATTGGGAGGAATTTTTCGATTTTCCTCAAGAAGATTACATCTCTTTTAAAGTTCTAACAGGCGATAAGGGAGATAATATTGATGGAGTTGCGGGTATTGGCCCTAAAAGGGCTACGGAACTTATCAAAGAATACGGTACAGCGTTTGATATCTACGACGCTATACCTATACCTAGTAGATATAAATATATTCAAGCTCTTAATGCGAGCAAGGAACTAATACTTAAAAATTATAGGATGATGGATTTGGTCAGCTATTGTGCTGAAGCTATAGAACATCCTGGGCATAGTCTACTAGAAATAGACGAGCGAGTAAAGGAATATATAAATGTTAATTGATTATGGAAGAGATCGTCTTCTTTCCACGTTTGGTATCCAGACGCTAGAAGATAGATATTTAATAGAAGGTGAATCATCGCCTCAGGACGCTTTCGCACGTGCGGCGAAAGCTTTCGCAGATGATGAAGGTCATGCACAGCGTTTGTATGATTACGCAAGCAATCTGTGGTTTATGTTTTCTACTCCAATTCTTTCGAATGGAGGGACTACTCGTGGACTACCTATTTCTTGTTTTCTCAACTATGTTGAAGATAGTAGAGAAGGACTAACAGGACATTATACGGAGAACGCATTCTTGTCTTCCGTAGGTGGTGGCGTGGGCGGAAGCTGGAGCAGCATTCGCTCTGTAGGTTCACGCACAAGTAACGGAAGCGAAAGCACCGGCGTTATCCCTTTTATGAAAGTGGTTGACGCGGAGATGCTGGCTTTCTCACAAGGAGTAACTAGGAGAGGTTCATATGCGGCTTATCTACACATTTCTCATCCCGAGATTGAGGAGTTTCTCGATGTACGCAAGCCTACTGGCGGCGATATCAATAGAAAGTCTACCAATCTTCATCATGCTGTGGTCATTCCTGATAGCTTTATGAAGCTTATCGCGCAAGCGACACAAGAGCCAGGATTTGATGACAGTTGGGCATTGATTGACCCTCATAGTAATAAAGTGACTAAAACTGTAGCCGCGAAAGCTCTGTGGGTAAAACTCATTCAGAACCGTGTGGAAACCGGCGAACCTTACATTATGTTTGAAGACGCAGTAAACAACGATCTTCCAGAGTATCAAAGAAACTTAGGTTTGCGTGTTCATCATTCTAACCTGTGTTCAGAAATTACTCTGCCCACGAATGAAGAGAGAACCGCAGTATGTTGTCTTTCTAGTGTGAATTTGGAAGAGTATGAAAGCTGGAAGAATATTCCTGAGTTCATCCCTGACTTAGTTCGTATGCTAGATAATGTAATAGAGTTCTTTATTCAGCACGCGCCTTCTTCTCTTGAGAAAGCAAAGTATAGTGCGATGAGAGAGCGTTCAATCGGTCTTGGAGCAATGGGTTTTCACGCCTATCTTCAACGGCATAACATTGCTTTTGAAAGTGCGATGGCGAAGAGTTTTAATATGAGAGCTTTCTCCCATATAAAGTCTTCCGCACTTGAAGCCAGTCAGCAGTTAGCTGCTGAGAAAGGAGAGTGTCCTGATGGAGTCGGTCATGGAATTCGTAATGCCCATCTTCTTGCTATTGCCCCTAATGCTAGCAGTAGTATTATCTGCGGTAACACTAGTCCAAGCATTGAACCATATCGTGCAAATGCTTTTACCCAGAAAACAAAGTCTGGTACAAGTCTTCTGAAAAACGAATACTTGGAGCATGTTCTTGATGAGATAGGAATGAATAACGACGAAGTGTGGAAAGATATTATGACACACGGAGGCAGCGTTCAGCATCTTGATTTTCTCGATACTTGGACGAAAGATGTATTCAAAACAGCCGTTGAACTCGATCAGCGTTGGGTTGTAGAGTTTGCGGCAGATCGACAGCAGCATATTTGCCAGTCACAATCTGTAAACTTATTCTTCCCAGCAGATGTAAGTAAACAGGAACTACACAATGTTCATATGCTTGCTTGGCGTCGTGGTATGAAAACTTTGTATTACGCTAGAAGTGAAGCATACAAACGTGCAGAAGTAGTATCTGACGAGAAATTAAGAGATTTTATATTTGACGACGAAGATTCGTGTCTAGCTTGTGAGGGGTAGTTTATGGTTACAGATGAAAGAAATTATTACAAACCGTTTCAGTATAACTGGGCGTATGAAGCGTACAAAACGCAGCAGCATCTTCATTGGATGCCTGAAGAAGTTCCAATGGCAGACGATCTTAAAGATTATCGTTCTTTGGATGATAGTAGTAAGCGTTTACTTGGACATATCTTTCGTTTTTTCACGCAGAGTGATGTAGACGTTTGCTGTGGATATGCGAAGCATTATCTGCCTACGTTTAAAGCTCCTGAAGTACGAATGATGTTGTCTGCATTTGCAGCAATGGAAGCCGTTCATCAGGACGCATATTCTACTCTTCTAGAGACTCTTGGGTTTCCTGAAGAAGAATATCAAATGTTTATGGACGTTCAAGAAATGGCCGATAAGCATGAATATTTGACTAACTTTAACATGGACAGTAAGAAAGATATTGCTAAAACTGTGGCAGTATATAGTGGGTTTACCGAAGGAGTACAGTTGTTTAGTAGTTTTGCTATTCTATTGAACTTTCCTCGCCACAATCTTATGAAGAATATGGGCCAGATTGTTACCTGGTCAATTCGAGATGAGAGCTTACATGTTGAAGGAATGTCAAAACTTTTCAGAACTTATATTCAAGAGAACCCTGAAATATGGAATGATGAATTAAAGTATGAAATCTATTGTGCTGCTGAAAGAGTAGTAGAACTAGAAGATGCATTTATTGATGTTGCTTTTGGGGCTACCGAAGTAGAAGACCTGTCAGCGGCTGAAGTAAAGGCATATATTCGGTATATTGCTGACAAAAGACTCATGGGTCTAGGTATGAAGAAGATTTTCAATTCAGAAAGCAACCCTCTTCCTTGGCTAGACTATATGGTAAACGCAGTGGAACACACGAATTTTTTCGAAAATCGTTCCACGGAATACGCCCGAGCCAGTACTACTGGTAACTGGCAAGACATTTTTAAATAAGGAACCTTATTATGACAACTGAAGTACAAGACAAGCCAACT